TAAAAAATCTTCCGATCTGGTGAATTGACTTGGGTATTTTTTATACGCGAAACGAAAATCAAAATTAGATGTCTAAACTAACACAGCAAAAAATTGCAGACATTTTTGGCGTGGGTCAAAAAATGGTAAGCCGTTGGAAGCGCCAAGGTGCGCCAATGCAAGACTTGCAAGCATTGTGTAAATGGCTGCGGCTGAATCGGCAGAGAATGCCAAAAGAGTTAAGAGCAGGAATTGAAAGAGTAGAGAAGAAGACTTCTAAGCATGTCATACAAACGGCAGAGCCAGAAGAAGCAGAAGACCGCAAGACACTTGAAGACTTCCGGGATTACTACGTTGAGCAATTGAACGTGGCAACCAAGGCAGACTTGCCAGATGAGGTGAAGCATTGGAATGATTTGCTGCTGAAGACAGAAAAGTGCATTCGTGAAGCAGAGGCGCACATTAAAAAGCTTGGCATTGAAAAGGGTGAAATGATGCCAAGAGAAGAAGTTGAGCGAATCTTGGCCGCAATCATTTATGCTGGCAATGCATGTGTTAGGGCGCAGATTAAAGAAATTGCCGAGGTGCTGGCGGCAGAATCATCACCAGCCAAGATTTACGAAATGCTTTCACCTGCCATCTTGGGCGGTCGAATCTTTGAAGGTTTCAAAGCACTTGCCAAATCAGAAAGCCAAGTGAAGTTGCCCAAATGGGTCATTGATTGTGTTCAATCAGAAGGTGAAAACTATTTGGAGGGCGTTGATGTTGCTGCTGAGTAAATACAAAAAGATTGATCCAATCAGATGGGCAGAACGAAACATCAATTTGGATTATGGCACATTCAAAGCAGAATTCCATCCATTACTAGTTGAACCATTGCAAGCACTGGCAGACAGCCGGGGCAAAACAGTTGGCTTGATTGGCTCAGTGCAACACATTAAAACTTTGTTGGCCCAGATGTGGCAATTGTATTGCCTGCAAATTGAACCAGGTCGTGCGGCAATGTATGATTTGACCGAAGCAGCACTAAAAGAATTTTCAGATGACAAATTTACACCATTGATTGATTCAACTGATGCGGTGCTGGATTTAATACCGAATCAACCATACAGGCGCACAAAGTTTTTTACATCAACCAACTTTGGCGCAATTCGTTTGCTGTCTGCCAACGTTCTGGCGGCCCGAAACTCTAAAACATTAGAACGCATTAGCGCAGATGAGTCATGGGCATATGGCCATAATTGGCTTGATCAGATCAAAGACAGAATGAGCAGCTTCACTTGGTCTTGGCAGATGTTTTTGCCGACTTCCGGGCAGACCAAAGGCGGTGAACTAGATGAAATGTGGATTCGTTCACAACAAAAGACATGGCATGTGAAGTGCGATTGTTGCAGCGAATATATTCCTTACATTTGGCGGCAACCTGCATCTGGTGATGAAATACCAATTGGCGGCATGCGCTGGGCAGCAAAGGATGATTACATGACGGAAGCCGGAAGCATTGATTTTTCAAAGCTTGCGGCATCGGTGTTTTATGAATGCCAGTTGTGCGGTGGCAAGTTGGACGCATCACCAGCAATGCAGAAAGTGCGAAACCAGAGCGGCAAATATATTGCACTAAATCCAGATGGTGAACCTGCAATTGATTTTTATCATTACAATGCCATGGCACATGTTGCTTGGTCAAATTTAGTTGAACAATTTAAGTTGGCACAATTAGACCGGGAACGCGGCGCTTTGGATTCGTTGGAAAATTTTGTGCGCAAACGTTTGGCAGAATCATGGGCAGATGCTGATTACGTGGCAGCAGATGTGCAGCAAACAGCAACAGGTGGTTATGAATTAAAAGAAGCCTGGGATGCGCCAAACCAATTTGTATTTTGCACAGTGGATGTGCAGAAAGATCATTATTACTATGTCATAAGATCATGGGCAATTGTTGATGGCACATTGCGCACAAGATTGATTGATTGCCGCAAGGTTGTCACTGCTGCTGAAATTCGGGAAGCATGCGATTTTTGGAAAATACCACAACATGCGCTTGGCTCTGGCGGTGCATGTCGGGTGTTTCTTGATGGAAATTACAATACCAACCAAGTGCAGCGCATTGCATTGGAAAACAATTGGATGGTTTTCCGTGGTGATGGCGCAAAGGATTATTTGAACCAAGACGGATTCAGGCGCATTTACTCAGACATTAAACCAGTTGATGCTTATGACGGCACGGCCATGAGTCGAGGCGCAAGGGTTGGTCAATTCTTCTTTTCTAAGCAATCGGCCAAGAACAGGTTAAGTTTGATGCGGTCGCTAAATGATCACAGAGGCAACCCAATTTGGACGTATGCCGATGATGCCGGGGCAATGTATGAGCGCCAAATTAATGCATGGGCAAAGATTGCCAAAGAAAAACCAGATGGCTCTGTTTATTATGACTGGATAAATCGAGACAAGCACAATGATCACTTTTATGATTGCGAGGCCATGCAGGTTGTTTGCGCTGCAATGTGCAAATCACTTGGAACTGAAAATATTACTTCATCAGAAGATTAAACCGCTTTTTTTGACATCAAAAAAGCCTTCAAATTAGCTGCGTTGACAATTTGCCGTTTTTTGATCATAACAAAGGCACATGAGAAGCCTTCTATTCGTTATATGGATTAAAGCGTCTAAAGACGCAGCAACCGCATTGTCAATTATTGAAACATTGGCACTTGGTGAGTTTGATACTCAATCAAGGGGCGGCGCTCGCATTGTGTCTGCAAATGTTGCAGGTAAACAGTTTCAATATGAGCTGCCGGCCGACTGGTCGGCATCTGATTTTATTGAGCAATTGAGGTTGCTCTATCGCGTTGCAACAACTGGCGGTGCTGACGGCGGTCAAATGACTGACTCAGAAATGAATGATTACGTCATTGATGCAGGCAACCAAGTCACAAATATCAGCAAGGTGCGCTTTGCCGATCAATCGGGAGGAAGATACTAATGGCAACCAAACCAATTAAATTACTGCCAAAGCTAAAGAAAATTACTTCCGGTGTGGCTTCATTTTGGGGCAGAGGTGGAACAAATGAATTTTACCCAGGCGGCGCAGATGATCAGCGCCGATTTGGGCGCGGCAAGCTGGCCCGCGACATCGCAGAATTGATGGTGGAGAACCGCCAGAAAATGTTGCTTGGTGATTCGCGGTATATTTATCAATCATTTTCAACTGTATCTGGCGCAGTAAAGCAAAAAGCTAACTATGTTTATGGCAACGCATGGCGCTTGCAGTCTTATAGTTCAGACGCAAAATTTGCTTTGGCAGTTGAGGAAGACTTTAAGAAGATCGACCGCTTGCTTGATACACGCGGCACTGCTTTTTCTTTTCGCAAGTCTGCATGGCTTGGATCAAAAACCATTGATGTTGATGGTGATTACTTCATTGTATTGACTGAAAATGCAGAAACAGGTTTTCCAAAGCTGCAATTTTTAGAAGCGCATCGGGTCGGCTCTTTTGGCTTAAATGGAGCGCACACAGTCACATCTGGCCGATACAAAGGGCTGCGCATTTTCGCTGGCGTGATTGTTGATGAATACATGCAGCCGATTGCATATCGGGTGCAAGATGAATCATCTAAATCCGGGCATCGTGATGTGAATGCAAACAGCATGATTCACATTGCAGATTTGGAATGGTTCAGCCAAAGCCGAGGGCAGCCATCAGTTGCTGCTGCAATTCTTGATTGGTATGATTTAGCAGAAACACGTGACGCGGAAAAGATTGCTGAGAAAGTAAACAGCGCGTTGACCTTGGTGGAATCAAACGAAACTGGCCGCCAAGACATGGGCAACTCAATTGTCAATCCATCGCCGGGCAGTGATGGCAGGTTGCAGACTCAATTGATGGATTCTGGATTGATTCGATACATCAAAAATGGTGGCAGCTTGAAGGCACACCAGAGCAACCGGCCGTCTGATCAGTGGCTAAACTTTACAAAGCTGGTTGAATCATCTGCATTTTACGCACTAGGCTGGCGCAGAGAAATGTTGGATTCATCTGCAATTGGTGGCGCTGGCGTTCGCGGCTTTGCTGCTGACATCAACAAGTCAATTGCTTCCAGGCGTGAAGTCATTGAAGCAGGATTGAAACGTGCAGCTATTTATGTAATTGCTAAACGTGCAAAACAAGGCGTTTACGGCGAACTGCCAGAAGACTGGTGGAAGATTGGTTTTACAAAGGCTGCACAATTCACAGTTGATGAAGGCCGCATGCGCGCAGCAGACATTTCTGATTTGCGCGCAGGCTTAACAACCGAAGATCACATTGTTGAAGCGCGCGGCATGGATTATGAAGACTTACTGCGCAAACGTGCTGCCAACTTGGTATTGAAGAAACAAATTGCCGAGGAAAACGGATTGAATCCAGCAGAACTTGGAACAACCGCAATGCCCGGTGATGTCACTGAACTGGTCACACAAGAAACTGGTGATGACATGGATGATGACGGCCAGCCCACTTTGGCGATGAAATCAAATCTGGATTTTGCCACATTAAAAGCCAAGTTTGATTCTTATGGTGTTGCGGTTCGCGCTGGTTCAATTACGCCACAAAAAAATGATGAAGATGCATTCAGAGCAGAAGCAGGATTGCCAGAAATGTCTGAATCAGTTGTTGATGCTTGGCAGCAAGATGGCGGTTATCGCAGACCAATCACTTTAAAATCTGGCTCAGAATCACAAGTTGAAATTGAGACAGCAGAAACATCAACTGAAGAAACCTAAAGGGGAAAAACAAAATGGAAAAATCACAAACCAATACATGGTATGCAATGGAGCAAGAAACTGTCGCCGAAGGTGTTAAATCTTCTAAAGCGGAAATCTTTATTTATGACGAAATCGGCGGCTTCGGAGTCGAAGCCAACCAATTCATCCAAGACATTGAGGCACTTGGAGAAGTTGAACAAATAGACCTGCGCATCAGTTCGCCGGGCGGTTCAATCATTGAGGGCAATGTAATATTTAACGCAATCAAACGCCATCCAGCAAACGTCACAGTTTACATTGACGGCATGGCAGCAAGCATGGCATCGGTCATTGCAATGGCTGGTGATGAAGTGCTGATGGCAGACAATGCTTTGCTTATGATTCACAACCCTTGGACAGTGGCAATTGGTGACAGTGAAGAATTGCGCAAAGAAGCTGACTTGATGGACAAAATGAAGTCTGCAATCATTAACGCATACAGCCGCAGCAATTACAGCACAGAAGAACTTGAAGAATTAATGAACGCAACAACCTGGTTCACTGCTGATGAAGCAATGGAAGCAGGTTTCATTGATGGCACAGTTGAAGGCTTAAAGGCTGCCGCATCAGTCAAGGAATTGTCTGCAATTGCTGCACAAGCTGGCGCAACATTACCAGTTGAAAAGATTGTTTCTAGTATTGTTGCAAAGCATGAAGGCCAAATTGCAAAGCTTGAAGAAGAATTGCTTGAAGTTAGCGAACATGCCGAGCATGGCGAAACGCAAATTGCAGAATTGCAAAACTCGCTAAAAGAGTATAAATCTGAAATCCAAGACATGGAAATTTCGCATTCAGAAGATATGGAAGAAGCTGCAATTGCTTTGAAAGAAGCAACAGACATTAAATCAAGTGATGTTGCGTTGGCTGCTGCCGATCTTATGGCATTGCAAACAGCAGATGCCGTTGCTGAAGCTTCCAATGAATCTGAGCAACCAACAAGTTCTGATGACTTTTGGGCCGAATACAAAGCAATTGGCAAGTCACAAGGGCTTGATGCCAAGAACAAGTGGTATTCTGAAAATAAACATCTTCTCAAATAATTTCACAACCAAGTGAATCTTAACTAAAACAAATCAAAACCAAATATTATGGCTAATACAATCGCAGGGGCAAATCTTGCCGAAATCGCACAGGAAAGCTTGGCTGGACTAAGTTCTCTTTTCGCTCCATTGAGCGCACTAACAACTGACTTTTCGTCTGACGTTCAAGGCGCAGGCGAATCTGTCACAACTCGTTATCCAACCAAACCAACTGCTGCTGACATGAGCGCAGGAATCAAAAGCGCATCTGCTGATGTTGCAATGACTTCCGCAACTGTTTCTCTTAGCAACCATTATGGTTTCACTTATGGATTCACTGATGTTGAGCGCAGCAAGTCTTCCATTAATCTGAATGCTCTTTTCATCGAGCCAGCACTGCAAGCACTTGGTGACAAGGTTTTTGGTGATGTTTGGAATCTGATCACAGCCGCAAACTTTGCAACCAGTTCCACAATTACTGCTGCCAACTTTGACCGCGATGATCTTGCTGATCTTAACGCTGAGTTGACATCAACTAAGAAAGCGCCACAAGGCGGCCGTTCTGTATTCATGAATCCTGCTTACTATGCATCACTTGTTAAGACTCTTAACAGTGCAGAAATCCCAGGCATCACTGAAGAAAAGCGTGAAGGCATCGTTCCTCGCGTTGCTAAGTTTGACGCATATGAAACTGATCTTGCTGACGCAAATGGTGAAAACCTTGCAGCGTTCGCATTCCAGCGCAATTCATTGCTTATGGCTGGTCGTTCTGTTGACACAGAATTGGCTGAACAAGCTGGCATCGAAGTTGAAAACGTTGTGATTCCTGGTCTTGGGCTTCCGGTCCAATTCCGTCGCTTCTATGACAATGACGGCATTCTTTACTATAACTGCAATCTTCTTTATGGAGTTGCAAAGGGTGTTGATTACGGCGTTCGCGTTGTTTCTGCTTAATTAATCTTGAAGCCGTCTTGGTCAATCCAAGGCGGCTTTTTTTTCTTAACTTAAAATTTAATATTATGTTTAAACCATCCGCCACATTACACAAAGCGCCATCTGGCGTTCTGTCTGTTTTAGTATGCTCTGAAGATGCCAATGAATGCCTTGTTGCATTTAAGGAATGCACAGAGCCAGGTGAGGTCGCCTATTTGCGCAAAGGTCACTTGGATAAATTCAAAAAAATTGATTCCATAAAGGTTGCCAAACCCGTGGCAGCTAAAAAGACTGCAAAGAAGAAAACTAAGATTTTGCAATAAGGGGTTATTGTGTTACGTGTAAGCCGTCATCTTTTTTGTTTAAGGTGGCGGCTTTTTCGTATCTTGCCAAATTTAAGTTTCGGCTTTAATAATAGCATATGTCAGACTTTCACGACTTCTTAAATATTGGCTGCCATGATGCCGCACAAATCATGGGTGAATCCATTGAAATCAATGGGCAAACTGTCAACGCGGTATTTGATGAGCAGGTCAACGAATGGGACATGGTCGAGCATGGCGATTATGAAAGCCCGGCAACCAAGCTGGTTGTTGCGTTGCTTGATGTGCGCACAGTGCCAAAGAAGAAAGAACGATTCATTAGAGTTGCTACAGGTGAAACTTTTTTCATTACTGAAATCAGCATCAGCACTGGCAATGTTGAAATGAAAGCCAGAAACGAAACCAAATTAGATGTCTAAAAAACACTTTGAATTGGATGATGCCGTTTTTCAGTCAAAAATCAGAAAGCTGGCTAAAAAATGGAAGATCGACGAAAAGGAATTTGTGCAAGATCAAGGCGCAATGTATTGGCGTGATCTTGCGCGATTTATTCCGCCATACAAATCATTTCCGGGCAGAGGGACAACCCTTGGCAACAAGGCAGACCAAATGGCTGGTAAGCTTGCGATTGAATACGATTTGAAGAAATTGTTTTTTGCGCCAGAGGGCAGGGTTTTTAGTTGGGCAGAAAGGACTTTTCCAACTGGTGAAATTTACAAAGGCAGAAAAGTCATTGGTGCTGGCGTGATTAAATCAATTGGTCAAATGCGCAGATTCCACAATGCCAACAGATTGAAAAATGGGCGCACAAGAAATTTAAAAGGTTTTCAGCAAATGTGGGTGGATGAAACTATGTTTGATACTTACAAATTCATCGTGCAGCGCGATGTTGGCATTGCTAAAGCATCAATGGCAAAGGGCGTGTTGAGGTTAAAACCAAACATCAAAGGAATTCCAGCTTGGGTGCGCAATCAAATGGGCAAGGCAATTGGAAATTCAAGAATGGCAAAAGTTAATAATTCTTGGACGGCATTTTTTACTGCCAAGGCATTTGGTTTGCAGCATTTATCAATGGGAACTGTCAATATTGTTAGGCGCGGCAGATTGAAAGCGATGGAAACAAGGTTGAAATTTCTTTTTAAAAAAGCAGCCAAGGAATCAAAGTTTAAAGTGAGGTGATTGACAAAATCATTCTTAAATTGTAAAACATAGCAAATGCCAGCCGAATCATATACAGAACTCTTTAATTTTGAAGGCAACGTTGAGTCTGCCTTTAAGGAATGGCTTGGTGATCAAATGCTTGAGGTTAGAGAGCAGTTGAGCGTCGAATCATTGCCAGATGATTACATTGGGGTCACAATGAACCTGGGCGGTGTTACAGGGCATTACAACCCATCCCCGGGCGGTGCAACTAATCCAACATATGATCAATATGATTTTGATTTGGATTTTGTGGTGCAAACGCGCAGACACAATGAAGAAGGCAGCCAGACTGACAATGTAAAATCAAGGCATCGTGAAATTGTGGCATTGATTCGCACTTGGGTCAGCATGTTTAAAGCCAAGGGTTCTGCACTTGAGACTTACTTGGAATATTACCAAATAGAATTTTTGCGGCCTTCTGGGTCTGCCAATAGTGTTGAAGATGTTTTTGACATCACAACCATTTCTTATGATGGGCAAATTTCAATACTGACAGATGCATTTCCAACTGTATAAATTAATTAAACGGCAATCAGCCACAACCAACTAATATTATGTCAATACCATATTCTTCCACAGCAAACCTTCCACAAGGTTTTGAAACAGTCACAATCAATAGCATTGCATATATTGTTGATGCCGTATCTGGCGCATCATTTGCAAACCGAGTCATCAGCCGCACAGATGCGTCTGGTGATCGCGCAGACTTCATGATTCGTGAGGGCAGCGATCAAGTAGAGGTCACTTATACATTGCAACGCGCAGTCACAACAACAGTTCTGCCAGCAGTCGGCGATGAGTTTTCACATGACTATGACCGCAGCGAAACAGCATCAACGCTTGTTGTTAAGGATGTGACAGTCAACCGAGACAAAGACTCATTTGATACTTTTGAAATGGTCGCAGTTCGCAAAACTTACCAAGGTTAATTGTGAAAATCACACTTAAAGTTGAAAAGTTTATTCGCGGTCAATTGACCGAAGCAGGCACAACAGTTGATGTTGGTGACCTTGTGGCTCAGTCATTGATTGATTCCGGGGCAGCAGTCAAATTTGGCTCAAAGCCAAAGAAGACCAAAGCTGAAGATTAAAAACCAAATGCTTTAAATTAAAAGCCTTGTCTGCTCATCGGTGGGCAAGGCTTTTTTCACATCATGATTAATGAATTAGCAGATGATTTAAGGGAAGCAGAAGCCAGAATTGTCGAAAATAGGCTTCTTGCTTGGTCTTCTGATGCAGGGGAAGAAACCATTGGCAAAATGTCATTAGTGCCATTTACGGCTAAGGCGTGGGTTGATTTAAAGCTGGTGGGCAACAAGATGGTTTGTGATGGCAAGCCAACCGATGATGATGTGCTGCAATACTTGTGGCGCAATTCCAAGCATTACGGGCCAGAAGCAAACGCCAAAACTCAAAAAGCTAAAAAAGCCATTGGCTATTTATTCGGCAAATCAAAAGACAACGAATTGCAGATGATTGCTTACAGGCATTTAAATGATGCCTTTGCTGAAATTCCAGAGCGCGTGAACTCTGGCAGCAATTCATTCAGCCGTGAAAATAAAATGCCAGCAATTGAAGGCATTGTTGGAGCAATTGACGAGGTGGCTGCAAGGTATGGACAAAACCCACAAGATGTATTAAGTTGGTCAATGAACCGCATTTTTCAGCTCCAAAAAGCAATCAGATTGGCAACTATTCCAGATTACAAATTGGCTGAACCAGGTTTGGTGAAAATGATAAAGCAAGAAATTTTAACAGAAATTAATAATGGCACAGAAGGCAGAACTTAAAGCAAAAATCAATCTCGATTCTTCTGGATTTAGCAAAGGAATTGAGAAAGCCAAATCAAAGGTCAAAAACTTTGCAAGCAGCGCAACGGCATCATTTGTAAGAGTTGGCGCTGCATTTGCTGGCATTAATTTGGTAAAAGGAATTGCAAACCTGGGTTTGGCGGCTGGTGAAACTGCCAGCAAATTTAAAGCGGTATTTGGCCCGGCAACTGATCAAATGAATGAAAAGGTGCAGGAATTGCGCAAAACAATTCCAAGCACAACTGCTGAAATGCAGGATTCATTGGCAACCTTTGCAGCAATGGCAAAAGCATTTGGCATGAATAGCAAAGCGGCTGGCATGTTTTCTGTTGAGATGGTCAAGATTGCAGGTGACATTGCCAGCTTTCACAATTTACCAATTGAAGATGCGTTCACTAAAATAAGATCCGCAATCAGTGGTGAATTTGAACCAATGAAGCAATTGGGCATCGTTATAAACGAAGCCACAATTAAGCAGGAAGCATTGAATTTGGCAATTTATGAAGGCACTGGTCAACTTGGCCCGGCACAAAAAGCTTTGGCAGTTCAATCAATCATGATTCGCAATTTAGGTGAAGCCAATGGCGATGCTGCTGCAACGGCAGACAGCGCAGCCAACAGAGTAAAGTTTTTACGTGCTGAATTATTGGAAACAGGCACAAAGATTGGCACAACTGCATTGCCGGCAATCTTGGCATTAACCGAGGGCTTGGCATTAATGTTGTCAAAAACAAAAGAATTCACTGATTTTGCAGGAACAAAAGTTGGTGAAATGGTTTACGGCCCAACCGATGAAACATTGGAAAAACAAAAAGAAGCCATTTCTTTGTTTGATGCACAAAAGCAAGCAACCAAAGAATTGAC